GTGGAAGAGGTCGTTCCTGTTGAGCCAGAAGTGGAGGAGGAGAAGGTTGACTTAGGTCATCGCTTTGTTGATGCTATCCACAATCTCTGGGAGGACCGCGCTGATCAACAGCGTGCGCATCGTTTGTTGCGAGGAAATGCAGGTGTGGATGATGTTCCCCCGCTTGATCGGAATTATTACGAAACAGTAATTGGTTACTTTAAGGACCATCCGCGAGTGTTTGCGGTGAGTCTTGTTGTACTTGCGTCATTTGCTGGTACTTTGTTGTACTGGTATAAAACGCGAGAGAAAGAAGTCTATTATGGGCCAAAAACCCTAGACGATGCCATTAAGTTGGAAGGTTATAAAGTAACCGAAACTGAGCAAACAGTTTTGATTACTCGTGTTATGGAATCTGATCAGGTTCCCATCCTTGTTAGTGAGTCCCCTTTCTTCAATGAGGTGGTTTTTCACAAGGATGCCCTCGTTGAGGGTAAATCCTTAGAGGATGATTTTCATAAACCTAATTTGCAGGGTAATGTGATAGGAGCATGTGTCGATGTAAAACCTGAGAGGGTTTCAGTTGTTAGTAACTGTTGTGATACAGTGCCTCCATCGCCCCGTTTGGAGTGTGTTCACGCAAGTGATTGTGCTCTTAGTGGAGGTCAGGATTACCCCAAATGTGTGGGAATTTGTAATACGATGTGTGGTGGACATCATTGTGTGCATTGGAAGGAGTGCACACCCCATCAGGTTAATTTGGAACGACATAAGAAAAAGAAGAGAGATCTTCCTGTTAGTCGTGAGTATAATCCAAATGCCCGTCGTGGTGACGTTGATTTCATCGAAGTCGCCAAGGACTCGCCCTATTGTGGAGCAGTCCATCCGCGTCGTGCTCGAGGCATAGATGCAGAGGATGAGGATGTTTACAATGCTGATACGCTTGAACACCCAGATGAGGAGTATGATGATGATCCGTATGGTGATGTTAACCAGAGAGGTGGTGATTATGATGAGATCGAGTATAAGTATGCTGGAGACGATTATCGTTATTCCAATGCTCGTTATGAATCAAAGCAGCCAGACTGGCAAACAGTCAAAATTGCGAATCCTGGTCAACAGCGACCTGAGAGAAAGAAGGATGTTCGAGACGGAACAGCTCCGAACGTCCCTTCACCCATTCAAATTATGCCCACTCCACCGAAGAAAAGCAAGCAGGAATGGGAGGCTTATGCTAAATTATGCCGGCGCCGTGAGAAGCGTCAAAAAGAGCAGAATGGGGGTAAGTGGAGAAAACGCAAACCTTGCGAGTCAAAAACTGAGGGTGGTGCGTTTTGGTGCATTGATGAAAAATGTGATTTTTATCACATGATTCCTGCATGTCCATATAAGCGCGAGGGGCATCAGTGTCCTCCGAATTGCTTTTATTACCATAAAAAAGAGACCCAAAAGCAGCCTAATGCTACCAAGGGTGCAACCGTGAAAGCGGAAGGTATGTATCAGAACAACTCTTTTGAATTTGAAGTGCCTTTACAGGCAACTTTTCTCTTATATAAAACTGCAACGGGCTCGTACGAGGTTGATGGCTTGGGTCATTGTACTTATCATGCGAACACGTTGTTGAGTAACTCGCATTTAGCGAAGGGAGGGTGTTTTGTAGAAATTGGCGAGAAGCGTTTCTTGACTGATTTTTACCCTGCCCTTGCTTTGGATTATTCCGAAGCACGGTGGACTTCTGAAATGGGGAAACCACCGAAATCTCCTAAGCGTGGTGATCTTAAATTAGGGATGGAAGTTGGACGTGTGTCCCTTAAACCATACAAGATCACTACGACGGGTCCAGTAGTGTTACTGCCCGATGATCCTCTTCGTGAGGTTGAATACACATGTGATTCTAGAAATGGACACTGTGGTTCTGGTGTTTATACCATGAATGGTCAGCTGGTTGGCCTTCATAGGGCTGACATGCAGAATGGTCATAATGGTTTTATTCGTCTGCCGTTAAGAGTAGGCGAGCTCATTCCTAAGGTCAAGTTTAAGGGGCCTGAAAAGACCTTTGAATCTGTAGAGCAGAAAGAACCTTTAAACTTGAAAGGCTCTGTTCAATTGGGTTGAGCGAACACGTTAGGAGAGCGAGTGAATTTTGGCGTCATGAAGTGCCACACTTTCATGGCGTCAATCAACGAGCTGAGCCATCTCCATTGTTTACCCAGTACTTCACTAAAGGTATATGTGTATATGCTGGAAGTGTTAGTATACGCCCACCAAAGTACAAGGATAAGTCACTTGTTGACCCCTCTGTGACTTTGTGGCAAGAGGCGTCCGGATATCGATGGGATGAACTGCATGCAATGGCAGTTCCCACGCCGGAAACTGGATATGCTTCGATATCGAAGTATGAGAGGCTACAGCCCGTTGTTAACGAGCGTAGTTGGGAGTTAGCATGTATTGCCACTGATAGGAAGTTTTTTCCGTACATGTGTAACTCTCGTGTAATATCCCTCGATGTTGCTATTGTTGAGGCAAACAAGCAGTCATCTAATGGTTATCCGATTTCAATATCGAAAACTGTTAAGGACGATTATTTT